TAGAACCCGACGATATCAAACAGGTTTAGGAGAGCGGTATGTCACAAGAAAACGAAGAGGCTGTTGTAGAAGAGGACACGGGTGTCGAGGTTGAAATTGAACCTGTAGAGGATGAAGGATCCCCAGAAGAAAAAGTTTCGGTTGCGTCTGACGATGACGAACTTAACAACTACAGCAAAAAAGTTCAAGGGAGAATCAAAAAACTTACGGAGAAATACCGTAAGGAAGAGCGAGACCGTGAAGAAGCGGTCACCATGGCTCAACGTCTTTTGGATGAAAACAATAAGCTAAAGACGCACGTTAAAAACCTAGACAAAGGATATGTCCAATCAGAAGAATCTCGTATTGAAGGGCAGATAGCTAACGTTAAGCAGCAGCACAAGGCGGCATACGAGTCTGGAGACAGCGACGCGATGTTCGCCGCTCAAGAGCAGTTGTCCAAGATGGCTTTAATGCAAGAGCGGGTACGAGCTGCAAAGCAGAGATTGTCTGTGGAAGAGCAGGAACCCGCGCAGCAACAGATGCCACAAGCTGCGGCTCCTGTACAAAACCGAGCACCTTCCCCTGATCCTAGAGCGCAGGAGTGGGCGGATAAAAACGAGTGGTTTGGGTCAGATAATGTAATGACTTATGCTGCATTCGGGCTTCACAAAAAGTTGGTGGATGAGGAAGGGTTTGACCCGAACTCAGAAGACTACTATAGTGAAGTGGACAAACGCATGAGGTCGGAATTTCCTCATAAATTCCAACCTTCAAAGAGATCGGGCGGAGCACAGGTCGCACCTGCTGGCGCTTCAGCTACCCGCAGTACAACAAAATCAGGGCGCAGGTCGGTGAAGTTATCACCATCACAAATTGCGATGGCAAAACGTTTAAACGTACCGCTTGAAGAATATGCAAAATACGTGAAGGATTAAGATAATGGCTGATAGAAAACCTCGCGCAAGCGAAACACGCGATACAGAAACGCGCAGAAAACCGTGGGCACCGCCCAGTCACCTTGCAGCACCTGACGCCCCTCCGGGCTTTGTGCATCGTTGGATACGAGTTGCAATGCGTGGTGAGGAAGACAAGATGAATGTCAATGCCAAACTACGTGAAGGATGGGAACCTGTCCGGAAAGACGAATATCCAAACTATGAAGCTCCTGTTATCGATGATGGTCGATACGAGGGCGTAATAGGTCAAGGCGGACTGATGTTGTGCCGCATACCTGTTGAAACAGTAGCAGAAAGAACTGCATATTACGGGGGCAGAACCCGCGAACAGATGACTGCTGTAGATCAGGACCTTATGAAGGATCAACATCCTTCAATGCCGATAACTAATAATCGGCAAAGTCGTGTATCATTCGGAGGATCTCGTAGAGACTCCGATTAACTTAGAAAAAGGATTGCTACGATGGCAAACACTAACGGTGCATTCGGGCTTCGCCCGATTGGCGTAGTCGGACAGGCTGCGAACACCACTGGTGCGACCGAGTATCGTATTGCTTCCGGAAACACTAACGTGATATACCAAGGTTCACCCGTTAAACCGCTGTCAACAGGCTTTATTGATATTGTTGGCGCGGCTGCTGGTGGAACTGTAGGTCTATTAGGTGTTTTCTGGGGATGTGAATACGTTTCGTCCACCACTGGAGAGACTATCTTCTCTAACTCATGGCCTGGTTCTGGCGCTGATTCCGATCACCCAGTCAAAGCCTTTGTGTATGATAACCCCATGCAGACATTTGTAATTTGTTCAGACGCCTCGCTCACAAGCGAAGCTACTGCTCAAGGTCATGTGTTCGCAAACGCAAACTTCGCGGCGGGAACCTCTGGATCTTCTTCCACAGGCATCTCTTCTGCTAAGTTGGGTGTCAGCACTATCGCTGCCACTGCTGCATTGCATCTTCGTATTATGGGCATTCAGAATGACCCAGAAAACGCGGACTTCACTGCTGCTGGTATCCCACTAATCGTTCGATTGAATAACAGCTTCAACTCCGCCAATGGCGCGATTGTTGCTGGTACTCCATCGACCACTGGCGTATAAGGAGGTCTAAAAAATGGCTATTTCTCGCGCACAATTAGCGAAAGAACTAGAACCGGGTCTCAACGCTTTGTTTGGTATGGAGTACTCTCGGTACGAAAACCAACACGCAGAGATCTACACAACAGAGTCTTCTGATCGAGCATTCGAAGAGGAAGTTATGTTGAGTGGTTTTGGCGCAGCACCAACCAAATCGGAAGGTTCTGCAATTAACTTCGACGACGCTAACGAAGCATACACTGCTCGTTACAACCACGAAACAGTGGCGCTTGCATTCTCAATAACTGAGGAAGCTATCGAAGACAATCTCTATGATCGTCTTGGTTCGCGTTACACTCGTGCGTTGGCTCGTTCGATGGCACACTCAAAGCAAGTTAAGGCCGCTGCGGTTCTTAACAACGCATTCACTGCTGGCGCATCTGCTGGCGGCGACGGCGTTGCGCTTTGTGCAACTGACCACCCACTTACTAACGGTGGCACATTTGCCAACGAACCAGCAGTAGCTGCTGATTTGAACGAAACATCTCTTGAAGATGCTTTGATCAACATCGCAGGTTTTGTTGATGAGCGTGGTCTTAAAGTTGCTCTTCGCGGCAACAAGCTGGTCATCCCACGTCAACTGCAATTCGTTGCAGAGCGTTTGATGGTTTCCAACCTACGTGTTGGCACGGCTGACAATGACACGAACGCCCTTCGTTCTATGGGGATGTTGCCTGACGGTTATGCTGTCAACGACTTCCTTACGGATCCAGATGCGTTCTTCATTAAGACAGACGCACCTCGCGGCTTCGTCCATTTTGAGCGGACTCCAATGTCCACCAACATGGAAGCAGACTTCGACACAGGTAACATGCGCTTTAAAGCGCGTGAGCGTTATAGCTTCGGCTTTAGCGACCCTCGTGCGGTATTTGGTTCCCCAGGGGCCTAAGTTACCACTGCAATAGAACTACAAGGGGCTGCTTCGGTAGCCCCTTTCTTTTTCTCCTGATTTGTTATATCCTTCAGTTGAACAATGTTGTTCAATTAAATTTATATATTCTTATGTGTTGCAAACATAGGAAGTTGACCTCGGACACGAGAGGAGAAAAACATGGCAACCACACATTTTTCAGGACCAGTTCAGTCCACTAACGGCTTTGAAGTTCCAGTTGTAACAACTGCCAACCTTCCAGCTTTTGCTTCCACAACTGTGGGCACAGTGTACATCGTAAGCGACAACGGCGCTGGCAATAACGAGTATTGCTTGGTGATCAACACAGGCGCTGCTTGGGTTACTGCTGTAGGCGCAGCACTTAGCTAATAGGAGATTTAGATGTCAGGTCCAGTAACCGCATATAATTGGGTCCAAGGCACAACTGCTGCGATTGTTGGGCCTACTCGTTCTCGTCTGCGCCAGATTGTTATTTTTGCTGATGCAGCGGGCGCGTTTACTCTCAAGGACGGCTCTGCATCAGGAACTGTTTTGTTGACTCAAACATTTCCTACAGGCCACCACGTTATGAATATTCCAGACAACGGGATCATTTTCAAAGAGGGTGTGTTTGTTGCAGCGTTTACGGGTTCTTCAAATCAACTTACAATTTTCTTGTCTTAGAGGGCGAGATGGTTGGTAGTGAGGTAACCTCAGTTCACTCTCACACCTCGACAGCGTTGGTTCAGAGACGCTGTCGATTACAGGCTGTTGTCGTAACGTATGAGAGTGGGGCTTCGGGAGATGTTGTTTTGTATGACAACGCTTCAGCAGGATCCGGTAGGGTTCTTATGGAGGTTGATCAAACCCAACAGGGAACGAACGAGGTGTATATCCCTGGAGACGGCATTCTAGCCAAGAAGGGCGTTTACGTGACTCTCCCATCTAATACGAAAATAACAGTGTTTGTGGAGTAGTTATGGCAAAGATCGACAAGTCCAAGATGAAATGCAACAAGCCCAAGCGCCAGATCTCTGGCGGCAAGAAGTCTGTTGTGAAGGCCTGTAAGGACGGCAAGGAGAAGATCATTCGTTTTGGTGATGCCAACATGACGATCAAGAAGTCGAATCCTAAACGACGTAAATCATTTCGCGCACGTCATGGGTGTGACACTAAAAAGTTAGATAAGCTATCGGCCCGTTACTGGTCGTGTAAGATGTGGTAAGAGTAATGGACAAGAACACGCAACTCTTAGTCTTAGGCACAGTTTTAACGCTGTCTTCTGCTGGCCTTATTTGGATCGTAAGCACTCTCGTGACTGTAGATAAGCGTACCGAAGTCATGGATGTAAAAATGGATCATTTAGTTCAAGCGATAGACCGTTTAGCAGAAAGGCAGGCTGTACTTGATAAGTCGTGGACAGATACCGTTTCAAATCTCAAAACCTCCAGAAGAGTTGACTAATGGCAAAAAAAACAAAAAAGGACGCGTGTTACCGAAAGGTAAAAGCTCGGTACAAGGTCTGGCCCAGCGCTTACGCATCGGGAGCCCTGTCCAAGTGCCGAAAGGTCGGGGCCGCAAACTGGGGAAACTCTACTAAGAAAAAGGCTGACGGTGGTTTAATCGCGTCGGTTGACAACCCCAAACGTACAGCCAAGAACAGATATCGCGGTGGTGGAATAATTGCTTCTGGTTGCGGGTGTGTAAAAGAAGATAGACGTAAAAGCACGGTGACGTACTGATGGCTAAGAAGAACTCTTTGCGGGAATGGTTTTCTCAAAACAACGGGAAGGGTTGGGTTGACTGTAAGACGGGGAAGCCCTGTGGTCGAAAAAAGGGTGAGAAACGTAAGAGCTATCCGGCGTGTAGGCCAACAATGGCTCAGTGCACGTCTGCCTCTAAAAAGAAAAAATCGTCAAAGCGTATAAGCTGGAAAAACAAAAAAGCTAACGGCGGGTTGGTGAGGGTGTTTTGATAAGAGAGTGGGCAGAGGAATTATCCGAACCTACAGAGCACAACAACGGTGTTCCTGCCTGCCCGTTTGCACTTCCCGCTGTTAAAAACGGCGAAGTTAAGACGCTTGTTTCAGATAACTTATGGCTAGACGTGTTGAATGAATCATCTAAGTTTCTTCAAACTGGTTATAAAGTTACGATGGTCTTTGATTTTAACTACGGAAAAGAGTATAATCAGTTAGAAGACGAATGCATGGCGATGAATAACTTCTACGCGGCGGCGGGGATAGACCTTTGGTTACTGTCGTACTTGAAAGAAAAAGCCATTGTGTTCATACAGCGTTGGACTGAGTTGGAAAACGCTGCTGTAAAGTTGGAAAAATTAGGGTACTATACGAACTATAGTACAGAAGATTACCAGCGCCACATCATGACGCGCAGAAATAGGAGTTCTTAAAATGCCAGGTAAACTTAATATGGTAAAAAACAAACAGGGTAAGATGGTCCCTGATTACGCCGCTGATGGAGTCGGTAAGATGATGCGTGGCGGGCAAGCTAAGATGATGCGTGGCGGGCAAGCTAAGATGATGCGCGGCGGGCAAGCTAAACTCGGATACATGGACGGCGGTTGTGTAATGCCTGGTCGTGGTGTTCGTAACACAAACATGAGTTGATGCTATGACAACTTCAGGTTCAAGAGACTTTAACCTCGATGTAGCGGAGGTTATTGAAGAGGCATATGAGCGGTGCGGATTAGAAGTTCGCACTGGTTATGATGCCAAGACTGCACGGCGCTCTCTGAATCTGATGTTTGCGGAGTGGGCTAACCGTGGGTTAAACCTGTGGACAGTAAAGCAGAACACCATAACCCTTACGCAGGGGCAAGCGCAGGAAACTTTAACTGATGATGTAGTTGATTTGCTTGACGTAGTTCTTCGCCGTGACGGTACAGATTACGAGGTTGAGCGGATTAGTCGTGGAGATTATTCCACACTCCCCAACAAAACAACGCAAGGCCGGACAAGTCAGTATTGGCTTAATCGTCAAGTTGATCCGGTTATTAATTTATGGGCTGTGCCAGAAAACTCTACAGATCAGTTGGTGTATTACTACGTTCGCAGGATCGAAGATGCTGACACTCTGGTAAATACGACTGACATGCCTTTTAGGTTCTTCCCCTGTATGGTAGCGGGTTTAGCCTATTACATAGCTATGAAGCGGTCTCCAGAACGCATTCAGCTTTTGAAGACAGTTTACGAAGAAGAGTTTCAACGTGCGGCTGACGAGGATCAGGGCAGGACTCCTCTTAAACTACAGCCTAGTTTAAGTTATTTGAGGGTGTAATGGCTTACGCTAACGGAAAAAAGGCTTGGGGTATTTCAGATCGGTCAGGTCGCCGTTACCGCTTGCATCAAATGAAGGTTGAGTGGACGGGCGCAAAGGTTGGTCCAGATGAGTTTGACCCAAAACATCCTCAGTTATATCCCCCTAAAGTAGGCCCAGACCCTCAAGCTTTACGAAACCCACGTCCAGAACCAAACCTTTCTGAGCAGCGGGAAATTCAATGGGGCTGGGGGCCTGTGGGGTTCAACGCACAACCTGGGCTTTCTCCTCCGAATAATTTAGTCGCAGTGGGATCTGTAGGAACAGTGGTGGTAATTACAACATGAGCTTTACATATGATCAACTGAAGCAGGCTATTCAGGATTATACTGAGAACACAGAAACTACTTTTGTGAACAATCTCCCTTTGTTTATTCGTGCTTCAGAAGAACGGATACTAAAAAATGTTCAATTGGATCTTTTTCGTAGGAATCAAACAGCTACACTAACTGCGGCTAACCCGTATTTGAATTGCCCTAGCGACTTCCTTGCACCCTTTTCTTTAAGCTATACCCTCAACGGAGCTAGAGAGTTTATTGAGTTTAAGGACGTATCTTTTGTTCAAACCTACACCCCCAATACTGCTACTCAGGGTGTTCCAAAGTATTACGCTCAGTTCGATGTGGAAAACTTTTTAGTGGGCCCTACCCCCAATGTTAACTATGCCGTGGAGTTGCACTATTTATATAGACCGACCAGCATTACGGCTGGGGCTGGTGGTGCTACTACTTGGTTAAGCACCAATGGCGACTTGGCTCTTCTTTATGGAGCTTTAGTTGAGGCGTATATTTTTATGAAAGGCGAACCTGATGTGATGCAACAATATACTCAGCGGTTTAATGAGTCTATGATTGCGTTGAAGATGTTGGGAGAAGCAAAAGAAACCACCCAGGAGTACAGGGTCGGTAAAGTTATAAGGCCGAAACAATAATGTTTAAATTAGATGTGAGTGTACCAGAGGATCCTTTCTTGGTGGTGAAAACCACGGAGAATAGAGGGTTTACTCCTGACGAAGTTGCTGAACGCTGTGTTGAAAAGCTTATTAGTGTGTCAGATGGGGCACACCCCGCGATACGGGA